TCTGGAACTACTTTTTCTACTTCTTGTGCAATCAAACCTAATTGATTTGTGAATTCAGTATCTGTTTTATATTTCCAATCAAATTTAATACCATTCAATTTACAAATAGTATCTAAACTAGATGATAACGGTCTTATATTTGTTTTAAGTCTTATATCTGATGGTGTTGATGAATATCCAATTACATCTCCAGTAACATGTAAATCTCCATCAGTTTCTAATCTCATCTTATAAGAGTTATTAACAGCCCATTGGGCATAATTATTTTCTCTGTTATAGAAGATCATCTCTTTATCGCCGCCCATTCCCATTAGAACGCCTTGGTCTGCTCCATAACCGGTATCTGAGTTATTAAAGAATAAATACGAAGCATCTCCATCAGGAGTTCCTAATCCTAAATGATAGGAAGAATGACCACCTCCACCATATGATATCACTTCATCAGCAACAGCTACATCTGATTGCACTATGCTTATTCCTACTGCACCGTTTTTCTTCATTACAAATGTTGGTTCTGAATTACCTCTTACAACTCTCATTACATAATCAACACCGGTCATGTC